GTCGCAAGAGGACTGGAAAAACTCTACCCCCAACTGGGAACTCTGGAAGAACCGGAGGATCAGTTTAGCCCATTCGATTTCGAATGCGACAAATACATTATCGAAGTGAAGTGCAGATCTCAAGCTTGGGATCCGTGGTTCATTGAAGCTATCAAGTACAACTCCAATATGGAGATAGCAAAAAATCGCAAAAAGGATTTTATTTTCTTGACGGAAGTAAACAAAACTGTATATCTTTACAACATAAGCAAATTAACTAGAAAGGATTATGATTTTAAATGGACTACGAAACTATTACCGAACTCAACAGAGTTCACAAAGCAAGGCAAGTCAGAGAAGCCAATAGGGTACCTCTCGGCAAAGGACGCAACTATTTTGCATTTATGAGATTACATATATTCAAGGTTTCCGAAATATATATTATCCCTTCTATCTTCGTAGAAGTGGATGGACTCAAAGGGGACAGAATTATTTGGCTATCAGTAGGGTTATTCAACTTTACATTGAGCCTACAAATAACTAAAAGATAATGAGCGAAAGTACAGAAAGACTACAAACTAGAATTGATATGATCCGTATGGAGTCACGTCAAATATCTTACAAAATAGAAGCTCTTTATGAACGCCGTAAAGAACTTCAAGAACAAAAGAAAAACCTCAAGGAGTTATTAGCCCATCTAGATGCCAAGAAATATTAATTTACCAAAGGCTCGTGTCTTCATAAGAGAAGATGCTTGGGGCGGAGATAAGGACAGCTATCAAGAAGCTTGGCTAGTTTCAGTTAGAGCTCTTAGAGGTAGACCATTTTGCTTTCAAGTATGGGTAGATAATTACGCAGCTTGTTACGATAAGGTTAAGGTTGATTGCATATACTGGAAAATGCCGAAACCGGATCACGAAAGACTTTTACTTACCGAAGTACAAATGTGGGAATGCTTATCTAGTGATATAGAACTATTTCACAAAGCTCAATTAGCAGATGTACCTATGGTTGTAAACCTCGGCGAAGGAGATATTGAAACCGGCAACTATTGGTTTACTATCGACTGCGTTCCAGAGAAGCAATCACTGGGATATATAGATGTCGGCGATTCGGACTTACTGGATGAGCACAAGGAAATGAATGTCATCCGTTTATCTAACGGACAAATAGCTATTTATCCGAACAATCGTTTGAAGTGGATACCAGAATCTTTATCTACAGAAGAAGCAGTTAAGAATAGACCACCTTGGGAGGTTGCCTCCAACAACAAGTGGGATCAAGAATGGTTAGAAGAACCCTATGAACTATTTGGTGACTCCCAGTGGGAGTACTAATCGTTAACCATTATCTACAAGAGCCCTCACCGTTTTATTTGTTTTCCGGTGGGGGCTTTTTTTATTGACCAAAGAATTGTTTAAATGACTCAGTATCTTTTATTGTATCTATAACCTTAGGAGTCATTACTCGCTTCTCTATCATTTCATTTATGTAGGGCTGTACTTTTTCTGGAGGAAGAGAATTTATTTTATCCTTAAAGTACTCTGCTCGTTTTACTACCGTAAGATTTTTAGCTTGTCTATCCACTGAGGTAAGACCTTTGGCTCTATCTTCTAATTTATTCTGAACCCTTCTTTGAACAGCAGCATTAGACTCCGGCTGTGACAATAAATCATTTAGTACTCTTTGTTTATCTTCATCGGGTGCCTCATCATATCTCTTTATAATTTGGTAAGCTATTCTGCTCGCCTTTGCTGAGTCGGTGTTTTCTTGCTTCTCTAAGTTTTCTATAATAGCTCTATCGCCAGTTCTTTTCTCGAATACATCAGTAAAAGTTCTTCCGTAAAATCTTCTCGCTATTGGGAAATCGGATCTATTTATTGCCTCATTATTATACAGCTTTGAGGTTAAATCAAATAATCTTTTTACCGTTTGACCGGGACCTCCAGTGTAAGTCTGATACAAGTATAATAGGTTCTCTGGAGAAACCTCGTATCCCATATCTTTAAGTTGATCCGCTATTGACATAGCTAACTCGCCGCCTTGGGTGTCGGCAGTCCAAGGGAATATCTGTTCTGTTGCACTGATGTTTTTATTCTCCAACCAAGAGGGTCTAATATCTCTACCTAATCCATCTTTGTTCTGAGCTAACTCAGTCATAGGTCTTAGTATAGTTGGAACTGGAGAACCACCCATAGGATTATATGAGTCAATAACTGCTTGACCGAAACTAGAGGCAACTTCCTTTACGTTATCTAGTTCACCATCTTGTCTAGCAATACGCTGAGTTAAATCCGCAGCCATCTTAAATGGAACCATAGAGTAACCAATAGGAATAGATAGGTAATCTAAAGATCCATCTTCATTCTTTCCTCTTATAATAGTTAAGTGCTTATCAAGCTTCCATTTAGGAATTTTCTGACGGTAGTCCTCATCTATCATTGAGTTGTACTTATCGAGGGCTGTAGTAATAGCTATTAATCCACCACCTACACTAGCAGCAACCCTTGGATTCTTAATACTTCTTAAAAAGTTTTTAGCACCTTGAATAGCCGGATTGGAGAATAGATAAATTGCCTTTAGTGCATCGCCTTCTCTACCTTTTAGTTTAGGATCGAAAGAACTATTACGAGCTGCAAATGCAGCTTGATCTCTAGTCAATCCAGAAGCTAAACCATTTCTGTATGTAGCAAAACGAGTAGAGTCCTCAACGATTTCATTAATATTATTTATAAGTTCATTGAGAGCTTTTATTTTGCTTTTAGAGGGAGCATTCAAATTCTTGGATAATTCATCCATTCTTTTCTCAATATCTTTTATTGTGCTTAAACCAAGACCACCAGTGCTTCCACCATCTTCCTTGAATTGCTTGTACAATCTGTCTAGTTCTCTTTTTCGGGGAGTATCAGCTGTCATTCCACCGAATAGATTTCGGCGGATAACTCTCATATCTTCAATGGGATTAAGAGTCTTTAGTGCTTGCAAACCTTTCATCTTGGCTAGATTATTTACAAAAGCTTCAGAACGGTCACGGAACAAATTGGGTATAACGAACTCTGGAGAAAGTTTAGTGTACATACTACCAAGGAATCTATTCATTCCGTACATAGCTTTTAATATTGAGTTAAGCTCTCTTTTATCTGCACCCTTGAATGTTCTAGCTAACAAGGGATCCGAGAACTCCACAAATCTTCTCTCTCCATTTATAAATACTGTTAAGATATTTGAATCCGCGTTTTCATAAATAGGAACTTTAATTGATTTCGGTTTTTTCCCTAATGACCTAGCTAGTTGAGCCTCTTCAGACATATCTTTGACTACTTTGGTTCCAACTATTTTAGGCTTCCTTACTCTAATCCCCATATCTTTAGCCGCTTTCTTATTGCTCATAAGAAGTCTCACAAATGCTTGATTAGCTTTATTGACTTCAGCTCGGCGAACTGCACCAGATAAATTATTTAATATATTTTGGGATATATCTGATACTTCTCTTTCGGAACCAAATGCTCTACGTACCCCACTTTTTAAGGTTTCATATCTAGTAGAACTAGAAGTTATAATCTTTTGTGCATCGGCTACATCATCTGTATCCATTATACGATTTAGTGGTACGTAGTCCGGAAACTCTTTACGTAATCTGTCAGCTTCTTTCTTTGATATAAGCCCACCTTCTTCAATAGTATCTAGTATTTCTCTAGAAAGATTTTTTCTATTATCTATAGAATTTTTTAAAGTTTTATCTAATCCGCTATCTTCAAACTTCTTAATTATTGACTGAGCTTCATCTGTAGATATACCGGCAGCTCCATCACCGCCGAACTTTGTGCGATTAGCCTTGTTGTAAGCAACTGCGTGTTTTGCGTACAAATAATCATTTATACCCTTAGATAACTCAGCTGGAGTTTTACCTATTTCGTCTGATTTATTTAAAAGAAACGCAGCATCTAAATTCATTTCTTCTTCTACTCTTTGAAGTTTATTATCAATCTTCCCTTCAGCCAATCTTCTTTGTAAGTAGTAATCCATTGAATCTGAAGTAACCTTTAGTTTTCCTCCTTCAGTTTTTAGTTGCCCACCAGCAGATATATCTTGCAATAGTTTTGCTCTAATAAATTCATCATCGTACTTATCTCTTATGTTGATTCCAATATCTTGGTATCTTTTAGCTACTTCATCGGTAAACTCTTTTGATGTTTTCTCTACTCCATCTATAATTATTTTAGCATCTGGATCACCTCTGCGAAATGCGTCCGTTAAATTACGAGTAGGCATACCAGCAAACTTTGCGTACGCTTTGCTGAAAGCTTCTCCAGTAATACCAAGTCCTCCACCTAAGACTGCACCAGTTGCTCCAGCTTTTGCTAAATCTTCTAAAGTTGGTAATTCTTTTTTGTTGATTACGGATTCAACAATCTCGGCACCACCAGAAATACCAGCACCTATTGCTGCTTGAGAAGCTATACCTTTTACTACAGATTTACCTACGCCGACTCCCGGTATAAGGTTTATCAAGGCATCTGCTACCATCTGACCTTGGTCTAATTCTGCATTTGGGTCGATTATATTTTGGCGTACTTTAGATCCAGCCGCACCACCACCGAGTGCACCTACAACGTATCCAATGCCAGCTCCTATAGCTGTACCTACTCCGGGAGCTATAGCTGTACCTATAGCTGCTCCAGCGGCTGCTCCACCTAATCTAGATGTTTCCGCTATTGCAATATCTGTAACAAATCCAGCGGCAGTTTTAGCCAAAGATGAACCCTCATCTTCCTCCTTAGAAGCAAGATAAGCATTTGGATCAAAATCCTCTTTTGAAGTTAAATAAGCGTCTGGATCAAACTCTTCCTTAGATGCTAAGTAAGCATTTGGATCAAATTTTTCTTTTGACGATAAGTAAGTATCTGGATCAAAGTCTTCTTTAGATTTTTTCTCCAAGTAAGCCTTGGGATCGAACTCCATATTATAAAGCTCCTAATTGAATTAATATGTCTCTAGAACGCGGATCGTTTGGATTCTGTAAAGCAAAATTATAGGCAGTTAAATCTTCTCCACTTAATTGTGATGGGTCAAATGTTGCTTTAAATGATCTAGCAAAATCCAATGCAGAAACTGGAGTAGATGGCTCTACTGATGTTGGAACTTGAGCAAATGTTAAGTCCGGACTTATTGGTTGAGTAGATACTTTAGTCTCTGTTTCAACTGCTTCAACTGGTTCAGTCGGTCTAGCTGCAGTTGCTTTTGGAGTAATATCATATCCTAACTCACCTAACAAATAAGTTAATTGAGTTGGACTCATTTGAGATAAAATATTTGTTTCTTGTGCTGGTTGTTCAGAAGCATAAAAATTCATTAGTGCAGCTTCTCTAGCCTCGCGGTCATTTATTCTGTTAATCTCGTCAAGCCTTGCTTCTCTTCTAATATTCTCTTCTCTTCTTCTTGAAGATGCTGCAAAAGATTCTTGCTCCGCCCTAGATGGAGCCATAGCAATAGCTTTCAATGATTCCATAGATGGTGCTTGAGCCTCAACTCTTTTTTGTTTTAATAAAGCATCCACAATGGGTTCTCCAGCAACTTGCTGTTGCATCAACATATTTTGAGCGGCTCTATTTCCGTAAGCACCAGTGCTTCCTTCTCCAGATATGTAATCCTTTAGGGGGTCATATAATTTAAATTTAGCTTCTTCAGTTTGAGTTCCAGATATAACTGGTTGACCAAATCCAGTTTCTGCTCTCAGTTTTTCTTCATTTTGCTTCTTTAAAAAATCTAATTCACCTTTACTTAAATCGCTGACTTTCTTACCTTCAGAAGTGAATCCAATAGCACCCTTATCAGTCTCAACGAATGATGTAACATCATCGATTCGAGATAATGGATTTTTATATATAGCTGAACCCACAAGGTCTGATATTACGCCACCAGTTTTTTGTAGTATATTTTGCTTTTCTTCAACATCTGGAGCAAGATTGAGGTTTTCATTTTGTTTGCCAATCATAGATGATAAAAAGTTTTGTGTTTCATTTGCCATAATCGTAATTATATCATAAGGCTCAAGTTAAAGTTGATTTTCGGGGGATACGTAGTATTCATAGTTTGCGTAACCAATATTTTGTGTTTCGTCTACACCTTTTGATTTAAAAGTATCATTTAATCCGGATGAATTATTTTCAGCATCTATATTCTTGTACTGAGATTTTAACACTTTTGATTCTGCTGGTGATTTAGATAATCTTAATCTTTCTTGAAGACCACTAAGTGTCCCTCCGTTGAATCTAGATTCAATCATTTCCATTTGGCTTTTTCGCCTATTTAACCTTTGGGTTTCAAGTAAATCGAAATCCTCTTGGCTAACCTTTGTGTTATACTCTATGGGTTTATTTCTGTTAGCCATATTAAATTATGTGGACCTATAGGGTAAGTTATCGGATTGAGCTGGAATTGAGTCAGTTACTACTATTGTTTTCTTATAGTAAGGTGTTCCATCAGTACCAACAAAGGCTGGGGATATATTGACATCAAGTACCCATTTACTACCTACGGGTGTCGGCGGACCTTGTTCTACTACATCAACTGATAGGGTTGCGTTTGGACTACCATTCAATCTAGTGTCTAACATTTTTCTGTTATTAAGATATATGTAACCTCTGCTAGACTTGTTAACAACTTGACCAACTGCACTACTTGACCTATATCCTCTAAAATCTTGAGAGTCAGCAAAAAAACATTGTTCAAGACCAGTTTTTGTTTGTGAACCAGTTGCTTTTACGGATGCCCATTGATTTGGAGACCACAGTCCAGCCGCACTTTCATAAGTATAATCACTTGCTGTTATCGAGCTAGATGTTTGTATAAATTCATATGTAGTAGCCAAAACTTCGGATTGAACTGGACTTTCAAGTAAGTAAAATGCGTGAGATTCTAGAGCATCTTGTCCGGGATTAACTCCAGTATTATCCTCAACATTATCGGGATCAACGGTTCCCGGATAAGAAAACGTAACAAATGATTTGTATTCGTGAATCTTAATTTCGTTACTTGTGAATGCTCCATCAATAACTTGCTGTGTAAATATAGGAGGATTGCTATTATTATTTACACGAGTCTCAAAAAATATTGCGTTTGCACTTAAGTCAGTTCCGTCCGGAGTTTGCAGTTTATCCCTAGCGTGCAGAACATTAGGGGCTACACCGATACTGTTGTACTCGTAAGCTCTGACGAGAGAAAACTCACTCGCCGGCAATGGTGTAACTGAAACGATATTATCGTTTAAGCGTAAGGTTGTCGTATAAGTTGGCATTAATACTTACCTCTTCTAGATTTAGGTGATGATTTCTTTCTACCTCCGGGACCTTTCCATAGTTCTGTGCAAGCTAAGTGCTTTGCAGTTCCGGGTTTAGCTGTGTCGCATTTGTGACGTGCTCTAAATGATTTCCTAGCTGCTGGAGAATAGTTGTGACCATATCCTTTGGCACCAGCGTGTACAAGTTTACGCTCTCCACCTTGGCAGTAGAGTTTCATAATCTTTTTACCGGGACGAGTACTTCGGCGAACTTCGCCACATCTCATAGTTTTCTTAGGATTCTTTGCCATTATTTCTTAGTTCTCACTTTTGCTTTAGGTGTATTAGCTACGAATTGTTTTCCTTTTGCTCCGCCAGCTTTTTTCTTGCGAGCTGTAGCCGCTCTTTCAGACTTAGTGAGGCTCTTCGCTTTAGCCATTGGAAGACAGCGGTCTGGTCTTTTCTTATCTTTTGAGGTTCCACAAGGTCCTTTGATTGAACCGTCAATTCCGATTCTGACCCAGTTTTGTTCTCTCCACTTTTTGAGTTCACCCATTACTTTTTCTTTTTACGTTTAGCTCCCTTTGCATAATTCGGATCCTTGCAATACTTTGAAGCAGCCATATTCGCATAAGCGGATGGATACTTGTCAAAAGTTCTACGAGCCCAAGCTACACCAGCTGGACAGATTTTATTACCTTTCGTTTTTCTTGCCATCTTTTCTTAATTTTTGTAAATCCTCCGCTGTAATCTTATCGTAAGGAATAGCTAGTTTAGCTAATTTTTTCTGCTTTGCACTGAGATTTTTAGGTAGATCCATTATACTTTTCTTCTATTATAATTAGGTTGTTTACGTCTGTTTTTTTCTGCTTCCATTTCGGCGGCACAAGCTGGGCAACACGCTTTTTTCATAGTTATTTTCTTTTAAATATAGTTAATGCCAATAAACAGATACCCATAAATAAACCAACAAATGCTGGCTCTGGTACACTGTTATACTCTACCGAAAGTCTGTAATCCACTTCACTCCAATTATACTGTACTCCTTCGTATAGTAATCCATCAAACTCACTGTATGCCCATTCTGGAATAGAAGGTACATAGAAGTAATTGTAATCATTTGATGCAAAGTTATCACCCCAATCGTAATCGGAGTATGTTATAGCTAGTGGACGTGTTGTGGCTTCGTGGCTCATTTTTTGAATAGGGATGTAAAGATTGAGGCGAACTCTCGAAAGAGTTTGGAAATGAAGTTCTCTTTAGGTAAAAACATCATCACTATAGATATTATACCAATATAGGCAAATGCCATACCTAGCATATTGTCCTTGTAGTTATCGAATATATATTTAAAAAATTCCATTAGTTTGTGGGTGACACTTGTCTTAGACTTGAATGAGGCTTCATATCGTCATTCATTGGTTCAAAGGGAGTTTCTATTATAGGTACATCAGCCTTGACAGACTCTGACTTTGTGCTAGTCTCGGAGGATGATTTACTTTCTTGAGATTCTTTCTGTTCTTCAGTTTTGGATTCTTGGGCTGAGTCTTGCTTACCTTTGTTATCTTTTTCTGAATCGCTATTTTTAGATGAACTCTCTCCTTTTGATTCTTGCCCTTTGTTTTGTGACTCTTGTGATTTTTCAGTTTGTTCGGGCTGAGAAGTTTGAGCGGGAGTTTCGGCGGAAGAACTTTGTGAAGAAGGAGAGGTTTCTTGTGTGGTGTCCGAAGCGTCAACAGATGGTTGAGAAATCTGTGGTAGTTCGGAAACCGCAGCGATCTTCTCGGCGATAACCACTTGACCCCAATCATTCAACTCGTGGAAGTCAACAAAAGTATCAATGAACATTGGAACTTCAATACGCTGTTCGACAACATCATTTGCGACACTTGCCACGAAGACTTCTGTTTGATCTACCGCAACCGTTGTCTGAGCAACTGCGGCTGTACTTACAGCAACACTACCGGCAGTGCCTAGTTCACTAACCTTCTGTACAACTGGAAGATCTTTTACTTTTTCAAGAAGCGACTTTTTAAGTTGCTTACCAGCTGACCTAGCTTGTTGGATAGCTTCCTTAGACTGCTCTTTAATCTCGTCAGCACTTTGATACTCTTTGCCGTCCAATACTCTGGACAAAGAATCTCGCAGTTCTTTGAGGTTTTGTTTTGCAGTTTTCTTATCCATTTGCAAAGTTTACAGATCATACTATTTACTTACTGCTGCACTTCCGAAATAGAAACTGATTATACTGATAACGGCTGTCTTAATTTCGGGGAGAATAATATAACCGTGAAGAGTTTGGTACGTTGTTCCTTTAGCGAACCCAAACCATTTGCTGTATTCACTAGCAACTGTTACACCTTCTTCACTATGAGCTAATATGAATGGTGCAATAATTACGCCGAATAGTACGGTTAGTACGATAATACGTCTAGTCCAAGCACCAAAGGCATCAACCCTAGCTGCTGCTGCATCTGCACTTGCGTCCGATGCTTTTTGTTTTTTGATAAGTCCTTCAGTGACGGCTGCTTGATTTTGTACTAAAGTACCAATAAGCTTAAACAAGAATCCACTTGCTCCGCCCCCTAACATTGCTAATAATTCTGTACTCATTTAAGTTCCTTCCATAGTTTATAGATTGATAAAACTGTTAAAGTGATTAGAACTGATTTAGACACTACACCAAGCACAAGGTCTACGCTCTGTAATGTATCCGTGGCTATCCATCCGAAGATTCCTACGGATAATCTTTGTAGTGTCTCCTCCATACTAGACTTCCTCTGTTGCCGGGAAGGTGACGCTATTTGTAATAGCTGACTCTTCATCTTCTGTTAGTTCGTATCCGTTCACTAGTAGTGCATACTTGTCATCAGCAGTTACTTGTGGGTAAGTCTTATAACGAGTACCAGAACCTACTCTATGGTAAGCATAGCCTCGTCTAGCACCCTCTGCATCTGCTTTTACTAAAGCATCTTCTAGAGTATCGTATATAATGTAATTATCTGTTTCTTCGCTCATAATTAGAAAATATTATAATGATTATTTACTTCGTTTCTTATGGTTACAATGTCATCTATTGTATCGCCTTGCATAAACATAAGTTCTTTTATAAATCCTTGTGCCGCATTTTGGTAGTATGGATTATTTCCAGCATCACTTGCTTGAAATATTTTAAAGTGAACATTGCTCGTTAATGTTAAATCAGTAAATGTTCCACTTCCAGTTGTACCATTCAAGAATGTACTCAAAGCAGAACCACTGACAATGGCAGTTCCTATTGTCTCTGATGTAAATAAATTATCGTTATCTACAGCACCTATAAAGTCTCCAGTACTACTGGTTTTTAAATTAGTAACAAACATTCTACCATTAGGATTCGTGTCACTTAAAGTTAAAGAAATACTTCCAGCCGGGAAACTTTGTGTATTTCTAGTATTACCGAGTATAACACCACCAGCGTCAGAACCATCATTCTCTTCCATATTAGCCATAACTGCGAGCCATCCAAATTTAGATGAAGTGATATTCGTGGAGTCAAAGTCTGGGTCAGATATTTCTAGGTATTGTTTCGTTGAATTATTCAAACGAGATGGAGAATAAACACCTCCAGTAAATCCACCGTTATTCACAATAAATGGTTGTGTATCTGCACTCTGGCTTTTTAAATCAAAGCCATTACCACTTTGGTCGTACCAAGTTTCTACTAAACCATTACGAGCTACACGAGATACTTTAAAGTCAGATATAGTTACAGTACCACCAGCGGTATCTCCTTCTGAGAATACTATATGTTGTCCACTGCTTCCAGTTGTGTATTCTAATTCATAAGCATTAAATCCATTTGTTACTTGATTGATTGGAGATGTACCACTACCTCCACTAACAGAATCTCTTAATCTAACTTGAGGACTTTGGTCAGAACTAGCTGGGTGAGTTACACCACTTGCATTAAATGAAATAAATACTGAATCATTAAGTGCTAATGTTTCTGAAAGTGTAACTCCAATAAATGCTGTACTAGAACTATTACTAAAACTAAATCCATCTGTACTAGTAGAGCTGAAGGATTCGCCTCCAGTATTTTGCCACTCAGTTTGAGTTAACTCATTCGCATCATTGTACAAGCCATAATAGTTATTGATGTTGGACTCAATCTTGAAGCGATTGTTTGATTGGTCTGAGTTGTAACAAATTAGTTCTTTTATACTTCCATCGTAATGATTTCCACTAGAGAACGAAGCCCCAATCTTAGGAGCATTAGATATATCTATAGTAGATGTAGAAGCTGTAGAACCTTTTTCAACAGCGTTAGCTATTATCTTAATAGCCGAGGTAGTCTTGATTAAAGATATTAATTCTTCATTAGTAGTAGCTGTATGTTCTGCATCCGCAGCATCCCAACTAGCTTGCTTTTTGCCAGCTGTATCTGTTGCAAATATAGCAGACCCATCATCATTCGCATCTCTGTTATCAAATAATAAAGTACCACCAGTGGTTATATCATTCTTCTGTACAACGAATATACTTTGAGTAGTTGTAGCACCTAGTGCAGATGTTAATCCTAGCAAATCATTACTACCATCAAAGTCTATGCCATCAGCGAGCAATGCTCCACTATCTGCAATCTTTGGTTGGTTAGCATCAGTCGCTTGAGTTGCATCGTTTGACCCAGCTTGGTCGTACCAAGTGTGGACAAAGGCATCTGTTCCACTAATAAAATCTCCAAGAGTAGTGTCAGTTGTCTGTCCACTTTCGCCACCTTGTTCAGCTACATTTATAATTGCTGAACTAGCACTTACCTTACCATCTGAATCAAAAGCTACATCTACCTCAATATCATCTGAGCTTCTACGAATACGAACTGCATTGCCACTATAACTAGCTTTTACCTTACGAAGACTATAAGCAGCTGCGGCTGTTGCTACATCTGCTGGTAGTGTACCTTCTAACTTACCATTTACCCAATCTTCTAATGTACCACTAGAAACTTGTTTAGCTGAAAAATCTTCTTCTGGGTCTGAACCTTGTCCGTCTACATCTCTACGAGCTTTGACAACCCTTCCATTCATTGCACCAATATCTCGCAATGAGAAAGCCATTGTAGCACCACCGAATCTACGACCTATTCCTAGATCGGTGTAAGCGTCTGCATAGCCCTTGTTAATGTCCCAAGCACCACCAAGGTTGCCCTTGAGTACGTTTTGGGCGGCACCTAGAAGTTCGGAAGACATAATTAATCAGTAAATTCTGAAGCGTGAATAGTAGCGTCTGTACTTCCGTCTCGAATGAACTTAGCTGCTTCGGCTGCTTGTTTACTCCAAGTGTAAGAACGTCCAGCAAATAGGATATGTCCATTGCTTGTAGTAGGAGCTGAGTCATCATAAGTTACTCGAACATCTGCTCCTTGAACATCAAATACAATGTAACGAGTTAATTTATTAAAAGCAGTTCCGAACTGTACACCTCCGGCTGTTGCATCAACCGTAAGAGTTTGATCAGCTACACCGATTGTTGGTTTAGGATAAAGATTGGTTACGTATGAGTTTGCCATAGAAGTATTTTACATTAAGTGTCAACGCTGTTATCTACTTTGGCGATTGACGTAAGTTGAGAATTTTTTATTTAAAGAGTTGTTATTATTTCTTATATCTATTTTTTCTAGCTCTTGAGCTAAGTAAGTCTGAGCAATACCTTCCTCGGTTCTAGCATCTGCGTACTTAGATTCCAATCTAAGGAAGTCTGCAAATGATGAATGAGCTAAGTAATAGAAAAATTCTAATGGAACCGTAAGTGCTCTATTAGCTGCACCATTAGTTGTCCCGCCATCTACGAAGTCTGCGGCAACTGGTGGATCGCTAACAGCTACTGTAAACAAAGTTAAAGGTATTTTGTAAGTAACAAATGCTTTACCGTCTTCACTGTTTACGACATTTAATATATTAGCACCTTGTGAGTCCACAAAGAAATCATATTCTATCGCCGATCTGTTTAAGAATGCTTTCTTTCTGTGAATCCTAATAAACTCACCTATAGTATTTTCTCCAGCCTCGGCGTAAGGAATTAGATTCTTGCGTTCTACATTCAATACATCTGAACCGGCTCTTGGGGTAAATACTTCTACATCTTCTAAAACATTTTTTTTGATTGTATCCGCTTCTGTGAACTGAACTGTACCGGCTGTTGTAATATCGTAAGTAGCATCTGCGTTTTGAGAAACTGCTGTTCCGGTTGCAACAACCCAAGCATTAGATGTATTTTTGTAAATTCTTACAGTTGATGTAGTAACACCTTCATATATATTTGTTCCAACTGTAGCTACATCTGAAGCATTTGATCCTACAGTTCCTAAAATTTTATAGTTCTGATTTACAGATGTACTTGTGCTTGCGGTAGCGTCAGACAAAGTGTACTGATTAATATCTCTAGCCTCTGAGGATACTACATATCTATACCAACTAGGGCTTGCGTTATAAGCTTCAGCAAACCTTCTGTTTATGAAGTTAGATATTTTCAAGTACTCATCGCCGGTCATTGTTCCAGCCCCAATCAGTGATTGAATTAAATCTATTAGTTCTCCGTAAGTTCTAGTTTGCATTATATTTTGTTAGGGCTAAGATCTGAAAATTGTTTCTGATAGTACTTTAAAAATTCTTTTGAATGAACTTCTTTGTGTCCGTATTTATTTGTTAATCTAAAAAATTCACGAGCCGGCATAGTTGCTACGCATCTACCGAGTCCCGGAATTGTTTTACCTTTAGTGTCTTGAGCTTCTTTGCGAGCTTGTGCAACTCGTAGGTGCTCAGTTTCTCTTTCTAATTTGAAACCACTTTTGATTTCATTCATAAATGCTTGGTCGAGTTCACCAGTCGTGAAACTCTTTGGTACGTTTGTAATTATATCCATAAGTATCTAAGTAGTTTTAAATTAAAAAAAGAGGTAGGGGGCTTACGCCCCCGTACCAAATTTTAAGTGTTAAGCTTGAGAGAATCTCATTGGATCGAATACACGAACACCAATGATAACTTCACCAGCTGTTAAGTCAGCTACTGTTCCACCGAAGTTGTAGATAAGGTTCGTAGCAGATGCACCACCAGAGCCAGCAACTGGAGAAGACCCAGCTTTGACTGTTGTAGTACCAGCACCTTGAACAAAATCTGTTCCAGTGTTATATACAGTTGCACCAGCATTAGCATCAATATCGAAACTGTCGATAAGTGTATCATCGTCTGTACCAGTTCCAACTTCTAATGTAATATCAGATGCACCCACAAGAGCTACTGATTCAACAGCGAATGCAACATCAACGGCACCACCAGCTGGGATTTGACCCCATACTGTTTGAGCACCGGCAGAGTTGACAATATCTTGTGCTGTTAAAACTAAAACGTGAGTGAAATCCCCGTTTGCTTCGTTTACTGTTAATTTTGACATATTATTATATCTCCTTTTTTAATTATTAAGTAACGATTTGACCGTGTGCACGTGGGTGGTAAACACCTAGTGTTAATGCACAATCAACAAAACCACGCTCACCGCCACCAAGATTTGGAAGACGTGTAGAGCCCATTGGGATTAACTCGTGAATACCGTAGTACTCTGGGTTAACTAAGAAACCATCATCATTGTTTCCAGTGTCTCCAGCAACTGCTGAAGGTGAACAAGCTGGGTTCATATTTACAACTGAAACAACACCGTGGTCTGATTGATAAAGCTCAACAGACAATTTGATAGAACCAGAGTTACCATCGTAATTTACGTTACGAGATGTAACAGCACCACCAGTTGAGAAACGAGCAAAGTCAGAAATTTGCTGACGTAAGTCTGTGTCTGCAACTAGCATTAGGTTATCAACAGAACCAGTTTCGCGGAAAATAGAAGCGATTTGGCTGTTAAGAATTGTTTCTGTATAAGCAGAACCAGATGATGAGTTATTAGATGCTTGTGTTTGGTAATCAGCTGGAACATCAGTAGGAGCTGCTGGAATTAATCCATCAGAACCAGATGCAGTCCATTTACCTAATCCACGAAGAGCGTTAGCAGTACCAGCACCGTCTTCAGTAGAAGAATCTTGGCGACCAGAGATGGCACCTTCGATATCTCTTTTGAGTTCACGGATTGCTTTAGCTTCTGCTTGAGCGATCTTAGCTGGACCTACAGAATCAACAGCCTCTTGGAGGTCTGATACCATATAGTCACGGCGGAATTTTTGTATGCGGTTACCTAAGCGAGCACGTCCAGCGAATTTATCAGTAAATGCAGTTACGTCCGCACCTTCGCTGATACCAGCGATAGATGGAGCTGCTAACTTATCTACTGTCCACTCAACGTTTGTCGCACTAGCTTTCTGCTTTTGAGCAGAGGAAAGGATTGGAGTTTCTTCTGGAGCAAGAATTGACAAGACATCTGTCAAGTCTTCTCTGTTAGAAACACCAGATCCTTGATTTGTAGTATCGAATGTATTTGAGAATGACATTGTATTATATAATTAGGATTATCGGTTTTTAATTTGTAGAGTTCTGAGAGTAATGAAATCATTCTTATTGCCAGACTGTCTAAACTGTTGACTAAGATTTTTAAGTGCCTTAGCGGACTTTCCCATAGTTTTCTCCGATGTAGATGCAGCTGATGCAGCTGTCTTAGGTGGTGTTAATGAAGCGGACTTCGTTGACCCTTGAACTAATTTGCGTCCATAGATACTGTTCGCCGCGTGAGCCATAATATAGTTGAGCTGTGCTCCTATTTCTGGATCCGCCGATTCTTTTAGTTTTTTGAATCTTGGGTCGGCAACCATTGCCTCATAGTTCTTACGAGTATCGTTGTCGTTTCCTTTTAACCACTTTAGTTCTTCCGAAGCTTTTGCATCAAAAGCCTCCTTCAGCTGTTTGCCATTTTCTTTGGCTTGAAGAACTTTAAGTTGAGACGGTAATAATTTATCCCTTGATTTTCGAGCTTGCAATAAGCTTGATCGAATATCTTTTTTGGTAAGTTCCTTACCTTCTACTTCCGTAACGATGTCTTCTGGTCCGTATCCGTCTGCATTGAATAGTACATCTTCAGCCCATTCTATAACTTGATTGACTTCTTCAGCCTTGTTTTGTAATTCCTCAAGTGTATCGATTGACTTGTAAGGATTGTCGGCTATTGGTTTATCTGAACTGAGTGGATCTGTAGTATTTAACTTTGATTCCAACTCTTTTATTTTAGCTTCAGCTGCTTTACGCTTTGCTGTTAACTCACCAAATCGAGCTACAGCTCTGCTTCCAAGCTTTTCGGATAACTCCCGGAGATCATCTTCGGACATCTCATCTAGATCTAACTGTGAAAGAACATCTGTTGATTCCTCAGAAGTTTCTTCAACTTCTTCAGTTTCTTCAGTTTGTTCAGCAACGACTTCTTCGTTTGCTTCAGCTTCTGTACTCTCGACTTCTGCTTCTTCTACTACTTCGTCTGTTGCTTCAACTGGTGGGGCTTCTTCTTGAGTTTCCTCATTCTGTTGCCCCAAGCGGCGATTAATAAAATCCGCCACTGACATATTTGACTGTTCCGCTGTTGTTTCGGTTGAGGGTTCAGCGACTCCCTCTATGATTTCGTTTGACATAATGTTTGCACTCCTTAACGCCGAGCGATGGCGATAAATGTATTATAACTTATGTATCAAGTGCATCTGAGAAACGAACTTGTAGTTTTCTCCAGTCGCACATCTGTAGTATTTGATCATAAGTAAGTATTCTACCAGATAGTTGTTGTATCTGTTCTGTACTTGCTTCGTGTAGCTCTCCAATAGTTTCTTCTCTAAGCTCTGATATTACTTTCAAAAAGTGAGCAAAGTGATCATATTGAGCTAATACTCTTAAGTCTTCTTCTAATGTCATTAAGATTTTTTTACTGAGTTAATATAAGTTTTGTAAACTATTCAGCCATTCCCTTGAGTGCATTAGACAATCTTTCCATTCTTGGTCTAATACCACTTTTGTACTCACTACCTTCAGCATCTTTGTACTCTTGATTTCTTAGGAACTCTTCTCCGGCTTCCATAAAGTTTCCTTCTTGAATAAATTTAATTGTTTTTGGGCTTCCGGGTAAACTTCCTCTGTATGTTGAGCTTACCATACTGTTTCTTACGTCAAAAGGAAAATCAGCAAAGTTTGGAAAAGTTTTTTTTAAGTAATCAACTCTTTCTTGAGCTCTTTTTTGAAATCTAGGTCTGTCTTGTTCTTTGGTAAAAACTTGTCCTACCTTTATATGAGGTCCGTAGTCCCCAAATGCTCCAGTGGGAAACTCTTCGTATATTGTTTCTCCAGTTTCTGGATCCTTTCCTTTGGGTAATCTTTTAGCTACTGAGATAAAACCTTCATCCTTTTCCAATGTATCCATATATTGACCGGCATCAAACGGATCATATTGAGATCCAATTATGGTATCGTCAAAAGCAGTAGCCATATCTGGAGGTGATGGCATAGGTGAAGTGGTATATACTCCGAATAAATCTTTTGGTTGCTGTGTAGCTTGAAGACCTATGAAAGCTTCTCTCAGTGATGTATATGCCATATTATATTCCTTGTGTCTGGATGTTACCCATTTGTGCTGGCTCTGTTCCCACTCTTCCGATTTGAGCATTTTGTTGTTGCTGCATTTGGAAGGTGTACTGTCCAACGTACTTTTCGATACGTGCTCGGAAGGCTTCATCGGACTGCAAGCGAGCAGCAACATCTGGCTGAGCAACATACTGCTCAATAACTTGCATCGCAATTTGTGCACCGTTAGGACGTGCTGGCATTTCGATACCAGCAAATATCTTAGATAAATCATCAGTTACTTGGTTTACAACTTGTTCAAAAGCCGCTTCCGTAGGTTGTAGAATACGATCAGCGAGTACCGGGTCAATATTATTAGCAGCTGCATCAAGTAAAGAGTCAATGTTAATGCGACCGCTCCTATCGAGTTGCGTAAGTTGGACCAACTGTTGGAGTTTCTGTTCTTGAGTTTCTGGATCCGAATTGAGGACATCATATGATATGATTATGTCATAGTTCTCATCTGGGTTGCCCTTGTTAAAAACTATGGGGTCTGGCGATCCGGTAACTCTAAAGAATACTGAGTCCGGTCCAAACCGCTGAAAACAACGATAACACATCTGTAAAACCTCTGCGTTGTGTTGTAAGAACTTGTCCACTAAGAACTGTTTACGTACTTGTGAGATCTGAGATGTTTCATCTAGTCCACACAATCTATCCGCTTGAGCTTCCATTGTCTTTTCTATTTCAATAGAACCAGTCGGAGATGGTGGTGTAGGAGCAAAATCAAGGTCTCCCTTTCGGCGGTAAGGTATCATCCTTCCGGGACCCCAATCTGTTGGTGCTTGACCAACGGGGTGTAGAATCGGAGGTAGAGTCGCTAGACTGTTTCTATCAATACGTGAATCCCGCTCAACCTTTACTTGATTCTGAATACCGCGAAGGATGTCTGGAATAGTTTGAGTATCATAGAGCCTCTTACTATCTTCAGAAAGTTTTGTTACTACTACTGGGTAATCTTCGTAGCCATTCAATAGCTCGAACTTAGCATAGCCGCCATCATATTGTCTGTGGAAAACTGTGCAATAAATACCTTCGGAACCATCTTCTGGATCAATCAAACGCTGATAACCATAAATGATTTCAATTAATTCCTCTGCTTCATAAGCATTATCAGTAAGTGTAGTACTTCTACGACCTTCTTGCTCGCGTTCAATGCTATCTATACTTACGCCGCGATATTTGTCTATCATTTCTTCAACGAAGTCAGCATCCCATCCGTCAGTCACTACTTTATTTTCTAGCTCTTGAGCTGTGTAGTAAGTTCTCCAAAAACAGTACGGTGCTCTCTGAGGATCTGTAACATAAGGAGGAAAGAAAAAGTCTCCGTCCGGTGCTAGTGTCTTTACCTCTGGTGCATCTATTTGTCTGCGTACTATCGGCAACTCAGCTTCGCCGGTTTTACGTAAATCCTTGAGAGCTTTCTTAGCTCTTTTCTTAGTTACTCCCGGAAATGTTCCTTCAAGTAAAGTTACTAAATCATCATCGTCTTTACCTTCTTCGATAAGAGTAACTAGCTCTGGAGCTATTTGAGCAATTTGATTTAGATCTAAACGCTGTAAGAATCTTCGGTCCTCTCTGTGCCAACCTACGTAAGTAATTAAAATACCACGCTCAAGAAGATAATTGGCACCGAGTTCCATCTCTCTCTTGAATCTAGGAATGTAACCACTGGACACCATCCATTTCAAGAAACTAGATACTACTTTACTTCTTGGCACATCTGTACTCTCAACCGGAAACGCTCTTACATTAGAACGATTAAGAGAAGACATAAACAGAGATACAAGACGAGTAATTCTTTCATCGATAGTGTGTGCCTCCATATCAGCAGCTCCTTCCCAAGGGAAAGCATCCGCTCCGTGCTTGCGATGGTCGCGAGATTTGCCAGCCCACCAATTACGTCTATCGTCATAGCTTGTACGACACAAATCAAAGTAAGCTTCTAGCTCTACTGTAGTTTGATCATACGCATAACGTAAAGTTTTAATGTCCGGCTCTTTCCCTACGTAAGTAAGGCTTTCTGAAATTGAGTCACTTTGCATAGTTTATTTAATATAATATCACAGCTATCAACCTCTTTGAGGTGTTTTTATCCAATTATACTTGGGGTTATCTGAACTATTATCGGCTTCTATGTATATTAATTTACCTTTAGTAATCTTTCCTTTCATTCTCATAGGAATTTTAACTGGTACTTTTTTAGTAAGTTCTTTTATGTACGCCATAACGTACATAGGGTTTGGTGCTTGTTCTAGAACTGGTCCTCTGTAAAGAACCGGCATTGAGATGAACTCATCTAGGACTCTTTGTCCGCTATCATCAATCCAAGTACCCTTACCTCTTCCAGTAACCATTTCTTCTTCTAGTTCTTTGAAAACTAGTTCTAAGGCTTCCTCGAAAGGTATGCCGTATTCTTCTGCTATTTCTGTTAATCTTTTCTTTGGCATTAGTAGCCTCCTTTTGTGTATGTTATAGTTTGGTAGTCTCTAGCGTCTATGTGGTCGGGTCCATCTCCGGAGTTTGCCATACGTAAGTAACGAATGACATCAAAGAAGTCCTTGAGGGGCTCGTCCGCTTTTCCGTTAGAGTTGTAGTTAATTAAAGAATCTATTAGGTTTCCGCAGTCCTTGTGTATATAACACATAGGTTTGTTGGCTTCATCTATTGGTACATTAGGATTGTAACTGAACCACTCGTCCAACGCAGTGATTCCTAGTTCCTCTGTACGTCCGTCACTAGGAATGAAGTTCATACCGTAATCATAGAAGGCTGTGAATAAGTCATCATTGTTCTCATTTTCTCTAGCAAAGTATCTGGAGTCACCGATTCGCTCGATTACTTCAATCCCCAACTCTTCCTCTATTTCATTGAAGAGCTCTACGTAGCCCTCTACGTTGTACCCCACCTTTTTCGCGGCTGGTCCAAAACGCCACTTTGGATCGCCAAAAACTGCCCACTCTCCGTATGAATCACGGTCGGGGAACTCTCTTCTAATATAGACATTATTATCTCTATCAACTCCAGCCCAGATTGCAACATAGTTTCTTGCTCCGGCGGGGTCGACCACTTGATAACAGCTATAGTTGGACTTATCAGTGATGTCTGGAAATCTTCTTCCGTATTTATTGGGTACTTCGGATAATACATTTACTTCTGTGTTAAATAATGGTAACAGACTTGTCATTGACTTCACGGGCATACCGTAAGCACGAACCATAATCTCTTCCTCTGGTCTGCCACGAAGGTCTTTCGCTATACGCTCGTATCCGCCGAATGGGTTCTCGTCTGAATGTAAATAAATAACTCCAGCATCTCTTTCGGGGCTGTACTGCTCTATAGGTAGTTTCTTATTTTTGAGTAGCTCCGCTTCTCTAGTCTGTAAAGTCTCGGCACCCTTGAGGTACTCAGATATAAATGGAGTATATCCATCAATTGGTGTAAATCCAATCACTAGCTTAGAGTTCCTTGTGGCTAATCGGAATCGTAGGGTGTTCACCAACGCCGCATCTCCCAAGTATTCGTCCAGCCACGCACCGAGGTTCAAACCAGTAGGCTTCTTAAAGCCGAACTCAAAACCCTCCAAGATGGTCTGATTGTTCGAGAACTGCGTGTACGTCTTAAAGTCCACCCTCGTCTTAGTATCCGGAAAAATAAATGAACTCCCAGTGAATCCATTCTGCATAGAGAAGTTGATATAGCCGTCTACACTCTTTGTTTTTCGCTTGAACTCCTTCGGCATCATCTCCCATATCGCCGCTTGCTGTACCTTCACTGAAGTATCCGCGTTCTGAGAGAAACATACTATATGTCCATTATTGTTCTCCATAACGGCTTGCATAACCATCTTCGCACAACCGGTGGTCTTACCACTTCTATTACCGCCGAGAACTAAGCACTCATTATGCTTATTGAGACTGAGTCTCATTCTATCCCATCCCGGTAAATCAAAACCGTATCGGATAGGGTCTTCCTCAGCTGCTTGTATTCTCCCCTCGTGGGCTTGATACAAAGCCTCCAGCAACTTAGGATCGTTCTCAGCTAGGAGTACAATCTCTTCATCCGTAGGTGGCTGTAGAAAAGGATGTTTAGTAAATGTCAGTTCCATCAGCTTCCTCCTCTTCTTCTTCGGCTTCCCAGATTATGTCCAACGCGTCTAAATCGCTGTCCATATCCTTTTGGGTTTCGCTTACTAGCATACGTCCTACCCTATGGTTAGTATAGTCGTAGAACAAATCTCCGTCATCATCCATAACTATAAACATATAGTTACTAAAATGCTCGCCGAGGTTTCCTCGGATGCGGTCAAAGAGGTCATCNTAATCTTCAT